ATTTGTCGATATACTAAAGTCATCTGCTCGACCCGCTCCAAATTCCCTAAAATTAATTTTCCTAATTACTTCTTCGTTGGAATGATCTGTTAAAGTTAAATTCTTTTGAGCAACATCAACTTCTTGGACAGCACTAGAGATAACTCCATCTTTCAAATATTTTACTACTCTTGCTCCTCTAGTTCCTACAACACCTTCGTTGTAGTTTGTAGAAGATAACGCACTTAAATAATCTTTACCCTGTCCACTAAAAGCAGAACCGGAAGCAACTTGTAGTTGAGTTGATTCATTTAGAATTTCAATTCCGTAAAAATTAAGCCATTGTAAGACTGTATAAAGTTCTACCTTGATGGTGTGCCAACCCAAAGACAATCCACTAGTAACAGGTACAATATGATTTTGATCTGCATTACGAGAGAGTAAAACATCACTAATAGTTGGCATAAAATTAGGGCCTGTAGCTCCACCATCTACTGTGGCCCTATAATCGGCGGCAGCAGCAGACCCGAAAACCAATACATTTAGTCCTGTTCCATAGAACGACACCTCCATGAAATTATTTTGTGTACTCGATTGAACCCTAGAACCATGAGCGTCAACGACAAGCCAAAAATCTCCCACGAATCTAATTCTACTATCTTTGTTTTCTAATTCATAAACTTCCTCTCCGTTAAGACCAAACTCACTTGGGAGCGAAGCAATACTATTAAACATCACTCTTTCTATACCCATTGAGGCTTTTAGAGAGTTACTTACTTGCGCCCTATTTTGTATTTCCGTATTTGGTGCATTGACTAATTCTTCAACGACAAAATCGGAGAAGCCAGCCTTTGCCCACTCATTTGAATTATAACTTGTTTTAGACATTATATTCTCCTATTTTTATTCTTGTGATTCATCTGCTAGTTCACCGAAAAATACTACGCTCGATAAGGCATCGGTAAGACCCCCGGCCGATGAGTAGTTTGTAAAACTACAGGAATGGGAATACCTCTCTTGAACCGAAACAAATACATTCTGGCCAGATGCACCCGCTACTACATAGTTTGGGTTTTTAAATGGCTTAGTAAAAAAGAACTTGTGATTTCCTGCCCCAAAGTCTATTACCGCTGAAATATTCATGCTTTCCATTATTTTAGAATTTGCTTCATCATATACTATCCACGCTTTCGCCTTACTTAGATCGACTCCACTACTTGGTAATTTTGGAAGTGGACTAAATTTTCTAGTATCTTCTAAAGCTAAACTTCCAACTTTAGTGTTATTAACGTGAATTGGAGTGATAACGTCGAAACAATCATGTCTTAGATAAGTGCCAGCACTGCCAACGTCATTATTTATTTTAATGGTATGATAACCGAGAGCTAAACCGCTAACAGCGATACTGTTTCCCCCTTGTGTAGCGGTAGAAATTTGATCGAAGATACCTGTATTGCTATCGAAGCTTGCCGGTGCTTCCATGGATGATGTAATTGTCGCACTTGGAAAATTTCCTATTGATAAGGCTAAACCATCTACAAATACTGTTGCAGCGGTTGTACCTGACGGACTAACCCAAGTTGGAAATCTCCAATCAAAACCTGTTCCAAAAAAAGTGTACTCAAAATAAGAATTTAATCTGTTTGTCTCTAATCTGTGATATTGAGATGACTCTCCAAAACCGACCTGAAATGTCCAACTAGATGTCCCACCAGTACCCTCAACATATACCATTTCCCTAGTACAACCCTTTCTTAGAATACCTGTTGAGATGTTACTAACATTTCTAGTGGTGTTATGAACATAATCAGCCATTACATTGTAGTCTGCTAGTTCAATTGCATCTTGAGGGATGGAAGGTTTTTTAGGGCCGTAGATTAAAAATTCTGCGAATCCTAACCCTTCTGGCGGTGTAGGCCCATTTGAAAATTTAAAAGTGTGAGTTCCATAAGGAAGTCCTGAACAAATAGTCATTCTCTTCAAACCTGAATTATGGAAAGTCTGAGTATCGTCAAATCCAATATCTACGCCGTCTATCTCCATAAAGAAGCCTGTGGTTAGTGCAGCGTTCAACCCTCTATAAGTAATATCTAATCCAGTTCCTACGAATGTTAGAATCGTCTCACCATTGGCAACTCCGTGAGCCAAAACATCTGGATAGTTTGCCGTATTCACGTTTACGTCTACTACATACGAGTGTTGTAGTTCCATCATCTAATGTGAACGCACTGTCTCTCGTACTAGAGAGCGTACTAAAGTCGTCGGCCCTATTCGCACCAAATTCTCTAAAATTGATTTTTCTAAGTAATATCTCGTTAGAATGATCTGCTAAATCCATGTTCTTTTGAGTAGCATCCACCTCTTGAACAGCACCAGAGATTACTCCATCTTTAAGATATTTTCTTACTCTTGCACCTCTAGTTCCTAACAACACCTTCGTTGTAATCACTCGAAGCCAGTGCAAGTAATTCCTGTTTCGCTGCCCCTGCGTATGCTTCACCTATTGGNAANTTTATTTGAGTTGATTCATTTAAAATTTCGCAGCCGTAAGTATTAAAGTTAAGGCCTCCATTGTTTTGTCGCTATTTTGATTGTATGCCAATCGAGACTTAATCCACTTACAACTTTTTGGACTACATTTTGTTTATAGTTTCTTCCACCAAGAATTGCACTTCCATCTTGATAGAAGTTAGCACCCTCCGCACCACCATCAATAGTTGGTCTATAATCGCCGGGATTACCTCCGTACATGAGCATATTAAGGCCAGTTCCGTAGAACACTACTTCCATATACTCGTCGGTGTTCGCAGTCTCAGTTTGAACAAACATTCCGTTGGCAGGGCTAGAACTTTTCCAATTGGCCCCTACAAATCTTATTCGAGCGTCTTTAGTATCTAACTCCCAAACCTGTTCGTCGTTGCTTCCAAATTCACTCTTTAACTCTGAAATTGCATTAAATCTAATTCTCTCAATTCCTAATAATGGTTTTAACATTTTACTATCGTCTGGAATATCCGCTCTTCCAGAAATATCACTTCTAAATTGTCCTGCGCTTGGAGCTGCGTTTACAGGAGTCATCATTTCTTCTTTTACATAAGTTTCAAATCCTCTACTGAATGGAAGCGGCTGTGCAACGTCATTATTCAGGGTTGCTTGAACACTTGAAGCGTTAGGTAGAGGAGCAATTTCTACACCAACGATCTCTTTATGAATGTTTAATCCCGCAGCGAGTGGAGAGTTTAAAGTTATTTGAGAAGCAAGACCGCCAACTATATTCGAGAAAACAAAGTCGTTACTTGCTCCCTCTGTAAGTCTCTTACCGTCAATTACTAATCTAAACTGTTCCTTTAGATCGTCGTTACTTGTATCTACTACAAAGTTGACTAAGTTGATTACGGTTTGATCTGCGGTTGATTCAATTGCAGGATCGTATTGATGTACGATAGGGCCTTTTTGACGAACATCTTTATTCGTCTTTTGTTTGCCTTCTGCGTACTTATTTAGGCTATGAACTTCACTCATGTTTTGCTCCTATTAATTAACCATTCATTTCTTTTACTGATAAATGTCGCCACGTTTGGTAAGACGCTCCCGTTCCACCACTTACATAAAATTTTATTTGTAAGATGTGAACTCCCGCACTTGCTGGTAATATACCCGAAAATGCCATACCTTCTGGATACGAGTTACCATTACTGTTGTATGCCGATCCATGTCCGGTATCTTCACCATCCATATACAATTTAAAATACACATAAGCACCCACAGTAACATAAGGTACATCATGAAAATCAAACTCTATCGGATTTCCGTTTGTTTTGATAATCAAAACCATATCTGGATTTGGAACTGGAGATGTTGATGAAGTAGATGGCGAAGATGCTACACCCTTGGCTACACCATAATTTGGCAAACCATCACTCAATGATAAAGGACTAAATACTCTACTATCACCAAGACTTAAACTTCCTACTGGTAAAGTATTTTGAAACGAAGCTGGCAGATTACTTTTTGGAGAATGAATTGGGGTTATAATTTCTAAAGCTGAAACTGCCAACCAAGCCGCCCCACCCGCAAAAGAAGTTCCCCTAACCGTATGAACGCCTAGAGGTAATCCTTCAATAGTCCAACCATTACCATAACTGCCCCCCGTGATAGGAGAAAATCTACCTGTACTAGCAGTATAGGCCATATCAGATTTAGGTGTAACCGTTACACTTGGAAAATTAGTGTTAGTTAAAACAACCCCATCAACCGTTACTTCCTCTATACAGGAAGAATCACCATAACCAAATCTGGAAATACCTGTTCCAAAGAAAGTGTACTCCCACCATTGTCCACCTGCGTTTGCGTTATGTACTTGTTGTCCACCAAACTTGACTGTGCTTGGACTATAAAGAACAGACCAAGCACCAGAACCACCGTAAATAACTTCCCTAAGTCCGTCTTTATATAAACCACCTTGAGATATTTTGCCTAACGTAGTGTTAGCAACAAAATCGCCCATCAGGTAATAGCTTCCTAATTCAATGCAATTTTCTGGAAGTTCTGGTTTTTTAGGGCCGTAAACAATGAAGTCATTGAATGTTGGTGAGCCTGTGTTTGTTGTTGTCCTAAAGAGCTTCACAGTATGCGTCCCATAAGGTAGACCTGATACTAATTTAATAGTTATAAAACTAGCGTCACCATCATTTAGATTTCCTACATTTACACCATCAACCCAAACCTGTGTAGGATCTGAGACAGCAAACAAGTGATCTCCTAGGGTAACATCGCATCCAGTACCAACAAATGTAAATACCGAGCCGACGTTAGATGTATTAAATGCCCAAGAATCACTAGAAGATGTAGCATGTTTAATTATACCTTCCCCTACTAACGTGGTTGTTCCATCGTCTAGCGTGAAAGCCCTATTTGACTGAGTTCCGGCCAGCGTACTAAAATCGTCTGATCTATTTGCGCCAAATTCTCTCCAGTTATATGTTCTAATTATTTCTTCATTAGAGTGATCTGCTAGAGTTAAATTTAATTGAGAAGCGTTTGTAGCTTTTAATCTTTTCTTTTTGTTCCCTGCGGCATCCATATACATTAGGACGCATCCACCTCTAGTTCCCAAAGTGTCTGACGCACTATCGAATCCTGAATTGTATGCAAAAGAGTCTTGAGAAGTTGAAACAGCTTTTTGTCCGTCTATAAATGCTGCCCCTTCATTGATTTTAATTTGACTTGACTCATTTAGAATTTCAAATCCATTGATACTCATGTAGTCTATAGCGTGAGCATTTCTTATTTTTACTGTATGTATCCCCAAAGACAAACCGCTAACTACATTACTTACGATATTTGGAGCATAGCCCCTATCAATTAAAGCATCCGAAGAAACTACATAAACTTGAAATTCAGCACCACCGTCTATAGAGGCTTGCCAATCCCTAGATTCTGGTCGCATTTTAGCTAACATATTTAGACCAGTTCCGTAGAACACGATCTCTATATAGTCATTTGTGTTGTCTGTGTATAAATGAGGGCCTGAAGCATTTTGTCGCCCATCCCATGCACCACCCACTAATCTCATTGAATTTTGACTATCGTTGACAATTCCAAAAACCTGTTCACCGTTCGCTCCGAACTCGTCTTGAATTTTAAATATCTCTTGAGTTTGTATTCTTTCAATTCCCATCGTGGGTTTTAAACCTTTACTTAAATCTGGAATTGAAGCTCTATTTGTTATGTCACTTCTAAACTGTCCAGCACTAGGCGCACCGTTGACAGGAGTTAGTTTATCTTCCTGACTAACGTAGTTTTGAAAGCCTTCATTACTAGCTAGTTTAGAGTGTACGCCTAATATATTACTCATGTCCTATCTCCTTAAACTGCGGGGTGATCTATTAACATTTGTTTTCTATCTGCAATGCTTATTTCTACCCCTGCAATTAATTTCTTTTGTTCCGTACTTAAAAGATCGTAACCTTTTGTTGCCGCATCTTCTCTCGCTCTTTTCTCTGCGTCTTGTAAATCTTGAAATGCAACGTAATCGGTCGCTTCAATACTTGTTTCGATAATTCCAGACCAATAGTTTTCTATTGCTTCGGCTTCACTTCCTACGTCTGGCGCAATCATGGTTCCATCTATATCGAAACCATTATAACCGACAGGTTCTTTATTGAAGTGAAAAACAAGATCGTCACCTGCGGAAGTTCCTATAAAATAAAGTGCAGCACTTTCATCTACTACTGACTTATCGACTTGAGTGTTTGGATAGCTTGTCTCAAAATGTGCTTTAACTGTGTCGAGTGAAATGTTAAATGCTTTCCAATCTTTTTTTAAGTTATACATATTTTCTCCTTATTTAATTTCCTGAACAGTCAATTCTCTTTGTAAAAGTTGCATATATGCTGTACTACCAGTAGCTTTCCAGAAAACATCTACTTTATGGACTCCTGCTGAGACATTTTTTATGGTGTGTAAATTTACAGGATTCCAAGTTGAATTATTAGAACCAAATTCCTTTAGCTGTATGCCGTTCACATATATAGCGACATAGGCGGCTGTAGCTCCACTAGAGTTTCTACACGCCCCATCGAAATTAATTTCTATTGGTTTACCGCTAGTTTTGACCACTACAGACATATCAGGCATTGGAATATATGTCGTTGAAGTTGTACTCGGCCCACTTGAAACACCCTGTGCTTTTGCATAGTTAGGTAAATCAACAATATTTTCTTTGATCGCTGTAAATTCTCTCAAGTCTGCAATTGCATTACTTCCCACTGGTAAAGTATTTTGAAGTGATGCAGGAAGATTACTTTTTGGTGAATGAATTGGGGTTATAATGTCGAAAACATGAGGTAAAAAGTTACTTGCAGAACCAGTTGTAAATGTAACCGTATGTAGTCCTAGTGATAATCCAGATATGACGAGTCCTGCACCACTACCGCTGGTTCCGCCATTATTCAATACACCAGTAGCAGGAGTGAAGGTGCATCCACCCCCAAAATGATAAAGCGAAGTAGTGAGAGAGCTGTGGTTAGTTGATCCGTCAATATTCAAAACCGTTGAAGCATCGTGAGTCGGATCTGGATAAAACCTAAAATCAAAACCAGTTCCAAAGAATGTATATTGCACTGTAGAATTAGTAGCACTAGATTGCACATAGTTGCCTGGCAACATTGAAGGAGCCGCATTAAATATTGCCCAACTACCTGTATATACTGCCTCTCTATTTACTGTATTTTTCCTAAGCGTACCTTGAGAAATTGTATTCAAACCCGCAACTGTATTAGCAACAAAATCACCCATCAAATAATAGCTGCCTAATTCAATTGCATTACTTGGGAGTGTTGGTTTTTTAGGGCCGTAAACTTTAAAGTTTGAAACATAGACATAATTACCAGCGTTTCTGTAAAAACCAACAGTATGAGTACCATAAGGAAGCCCACTACATATCCTATAAGTTTTTTCAATAGTGACAAGTGTTCCCATTTTTCCCACATTAACACCATTTACATATATGTCGGTATCACTCACAGCAGCAGCACTACCAAATCCAACTATGTCTAAACCAGTACCTATAAAAGTTAAAGTCCAGAAATAAGGCACACCAGATTGCAATTGCAAAGTATTACTAGTGTCTGCAACCGCGTTATTAGCTACCAAAGTTGTAGTACCATCGTCTAAAGTAAAAGCTCTAGGTGAAATAGTACCAGCTAACGTACTAAAGTCATCTGCTCTGTTAGCACCAAATTCTCTCCAGTTATACGTTCTAATTACTTCTTCATTGGAGTGGTCTGCTAGAGTTAAATTTTTCTGAGTAGTATCGGTTTCAGTAAAGGTTTGACCAATACTTCCATCACTATTCATATAATTTAAAACGTGCGCCCCTCTAGTTCCTACTATTCCCGAAGGTTTGTAAGCTAGATTTTCAACACTTGATTTTGCAACTTTTTTGCGATTTACAAAAGCATTACCTGTAGCAAAATTTACTGTAGATGCTTCGTTTAGAATTTCAAAGCCAGACAGCATATTCCAGCCGTTAGTTGTTGTTCTTAATTTTATTGTATGAATACCTAAAGATAATCCCGATACTAGTGGCATAACAATGTTTGAATTATAATTCCTATTATTTAAAACACCTGAAAAACCATTAGGCAATATATCTGATCCTTCTACGCCGCCATCCACAGTTATGAACAAATCAAGTCCATCACCAATGTTACATTCCAACATATTAAGGCCTGTTCCATAAAATACTATTTCAACAAAAGCATCCTTAGAACCTGACGGATTAGCTAATATTTTTGGCCCATATCCATCTATTCTTGTTTCCCACTCTCCGTAGAACCTGAATTGATTAATAGTATCATTTATGGCCCCGTAGACATTCTCTCCATTAACACCAAACTCGTCTTGAAGTTTAACAACCCCTTGAGTCATTATTCTTTCAATACCCATTCTTGGTTTTAAATCATTCGCTAAATTAGGAATCTGCGCTCTGTTTACAATTGTTGTATGAGGAACATCAATCTTACTTCCCTCTATTACGAAATCCTGAAATGCCTCTTCGTGAAAATTTTCTGCTCTGGCAATTCTCGAAGCGTTGTTATTGCTTGAATCAATTATCAATCTAGGAACTTTAAACATAAATTGAACGGCTGTAGCAGAATAGTCGCTATCCATTTCTATTGTAACGTCGTCAAGTTCTTTGAAATATGCTTGAGAAGTATTTACGATAGTTCCATCTTTCCATCTTGGAATCGCCTTACCGTCTGCCATAACCTCAAGAGCAGAACTCGCCGCTTCTCCATCTAGCAGCCCTCGTCCAAAAGCTACATTGAAAACAAATCTCGATTTTCCACCCACGACTGAGTGAGTACAGTTTTGATCTATACCAGATCCCGGCCTTGAGAAAGCCGAGAATAATTCTGTTCCACCTAGTTCGCTTACTTCTGCGTGAAAAAACACTTTGTAAGAGATAAGATTTACTAATCCAGCTCCACTTGTTTTGTTAGCAAAAAATCTTAAATATAAATTCGTTCCTGACACTGGTGAGGAGACAAAACTCGCCTCGTCACTCAGAGATGTTGGCCTTACTTTTAGATCACTATAGTTTATCCCGTCTGCCGACATATCGAAAGCGATAACTGGCGCAGTTCCATAGTCGGGTATTACATCATCAAGAGTCTCACTGTCTGCATAGTGTACGAGCATATCGTCGATGTTCCCAGAGTACTGAGAACTAGGAGCTATGCCATCACCTGCGTATGCGTTCAAGTCCTTTGTATATACGGCCTGAGACACGTTAAACGCTGTTGCACTAGGATCTGTAGTAAAGGCAGCGTCTATGTTTACATCTGTTTGAGAATTAACGGCTGTAATTCTTCTTATTTCACTTCCGATTATAATCAAACACCCAACGCTTATTGTGAACGCTGGCGCACTTGAAATAATGTAGTTAGCAGTTCCACTACCTGTGATAGTTTTTCCTGCATCGTAGTTTAGTCTAAAATATTTATTCACAACACTATGAAGTGATGCGTCTGTTTTTCCTGCGGAAATATCTGTTGGCACAGTTCCGTCTGGGATTGCGCTAAATGTATCTTGCATTTTTACTTTAAAGTCGAGATCAACCAGTTCTCCACCACCACCTAATCCACTTCCAGATCCATTGTTTCCACCGGATGATAGATATTGGGTGATATCGTTATTTTCAACCACATTTGAAGCCGCACCCTCGCCTTTCCATGCAGAGGCTCCATCTGTGTTTTCTAAAGAGATTAGGCTAAGTTTTATTGCACCTTCCGCGAATCCAACCTCACCATCTCCTCCCGCACTGTTTCCAACATTGTTGAATGTTACGAGTATGTCTCCACCTTCACTTAGGGCTAATCCCATTGTGACGTATTGACCGATAGTTCCCGATGGCATTACAAAAGAGGCGATATTTCCTGTAACCGCCGCTGTTTGAGTGTTTATTGTCGCCCCTGTAAATGCAAAGCTCACTGGCACTCTGATCTTTCGACCATCTGCCAATGTTGTCTCCACATTTCCTATATTAATCAAAGCGTCTGGATTTGGAGAAGTGGCCTTCACCTGACATGAAAATGTCAATCTGCTATCTATTCCGTCCACTATGTTGTCTAGTTCGGAACCCTTTGGTAGACCAATCGCCTCATGCTCTACCAGAGTAATTATCTCGTCTGTTTTTCCGTATGATCTACTCATATTATCACTCCGTTAATATCTTCTGATTCTGATTTTGTCTCCAATATGTAATCCATATTCCCAGATAATGAGGTCGTTCGTATAGTCAAAAGTGAAATCATTTCCCGAACCTTCTTCCATTAATCTTCCATTCATCCAAACGTCAATATCATCTGCAACAACAATATCAAACCCAGCGGGTACATTCACAAAGCCTTCACTTATTACCGCATAAGAACCTGTAGCGGAGGTCGCCCCACCGATTGCTGTTTCATCGGTGGAGCTTCTCACTAACTTATTCTTTGCGTCATCATAGACGACAATTTTCATAACCGCTTCCTATTTAACTACTTAAAGAGTAATTAAGTATTTTGGATCAAGAAGAAACACGTTTGTTTCAATCCACTTTCCAACCACGACAATATCACCAACGGTGGGTTGGATTGTAACCAAATCCCCTGCGGTAGATAGATAAGCGATATTACCTTTTGTTCCTGTAAAAGCAATTTCAGAACCAGGCTTGTAAAATTGTCCACTGGCTGCGGCGTTAATAGCTGCCTTTGCCATGTATAGGTACTTCAACTCTTCTAGTGGAATAGCACCATCTTTTGAAGCCAACTTAGCATCGTTTCCAGCATCAATGTAGGCCATTTTGTTGATGGCCATTGTTGCTACTTCACCATTTGTTAGAGCTACTTCTTGAACCGCTGTCTTTGCTCTAGCATCTGTGTGGTAAAGATTAGCTCCTTCACTTAAGTTTGTTGTACTCTTTGCTGCTAGAGCAGAGTCAAATCTAGCTTGAGTGTAATAAAGATTCACAGAACCTTCACTTAAAGCATCTGTATCTTTTGCTGTAAAAGCAGAATCAAATCGTGCTTGGGTGTAGTAAAGATTAGTTCCTTCACCTAAGTCGGTTGTACTTTTTGCACCCAAAGCAGAGTCAAATCTAGCCTGAGTGTAATAAAGATTCACACCTTCTGAAACATCTCCTGTATCAAGAGTAACAACGCCTGCTTTACCAGCTACACTTGTGACAGCATCGACGTTATCAATAGGATCAAGATCAGCAGCTAACGGTGTTCCTGTTACATTTTTATTAATTAGGATATGATCCCCAATAGAATAAACAATGACCCAAGATTGTACCCGCCGCACTTACGACATACATATCACCTTGAGAAGCATTGTCTAATCTTGTACCAAGTGCAATCGAACAATCAAACGAACCTTTGTAGATCAATCCAGCCGACAGTGCGTTGATCTGTGATTGAAGAGAACTTGTTCCTACATCTAATGACAGCTTACTTTCAACAATTGCTGCCGCCACATCTACATCTGCGTTTACAATTTCGCTTCCAACTAGGATTTGCGATTTTGTAACACTGTGAGGGTTTGCCGAACTTGCAAGGTGAGCGTCATGTGCTGTTACGTCAGCCTCTTCCCACAATGTTCCATTCAGTTTAATACTTAGAGCTTGTAAAGTATCTGCCGTTGGCGATACTGGTACAACCTTCAATCCTGATCTTTTTAACGCTACTACGTCAACCATGATAACCTCCTATCAAAAAATTTATCTTAATCAATCTATACTAGTTAAACTCCCTTTCGGATTGCATGATTAAGTCTTTAGCTTCTCCGCCAACTAAATTGGTCGCAATCCCTATTTTGTATAGAACGTCGGTCAAGTCTGTAGGTAAATTAGGAGCATCCTCTCCAACCATTTCACCTGTCGTTTCAGACATATAAACCATTTTGCCGGGTAAAACATTTAAACCGTCAAGTACGCCTGGAATAACCCAACCTAATGTATAAAAATCTCCAAATTCTGTATCGTTGATAATTCCGGTCGAGATTCCAACGGCCGTTCCTTTTGTTACTAAATCTGCATCGGTCATCTCAATCGTATCACTTGTGGTTAAAAACAATAACCTTGCTGCGGGTATTTGAACACCACTTGAATTTTGTCTGCTCAATGTTGGAGGTAAAGCACTTGGCCCCGCTGCGAGGCCTGGGATCTGTACTTCTACTTTTCCAGAGGCCGTTTTGAACGGCATTAACCCCAAGTCCAACGAAATCATATCCTGTCGTGGCCCCTTCAATTGAGACACCTTCGTTTTTTGTCTCCACATCTGATCCACCACCGCCTCCTCCGAGTGCTGCTTGTCCACCGATTTGGATTCTAAACTTAACCTTAATCTCGCCTGGCCTTGAATAAGTTAGAGAGATTGTTGTTCCAACACCACCACCGTCGTCTATCTCTAGGTAATCGTCACCTATCTCCATCATTCTTCCATCAAAATAGACTTCAAGAGAATTTTTTCCAACCTCGTAAGAGAATGAACTTGGTAGTGTTAATATTGCGCCAGAGGTAAAACTTCCGGCCGCTACTACGACCACTTCGTTATATATATTTCCATTAATCAAATCAAATACGGTTTGTACTGCACCATCGAGTTCACTAATTGCGTTTGTCCAGCTTGTCCCAGGCGTAACAACAAAAGTTGAAGTATATGGCGGAGTCGAATCATTTTCGTCTGTTAATCCACCGGCCACTAATAACGCCTCTGTTATTCCGTCACCTAGTTGGTTTCCTTCGCCAGACTCTAACTCTATATTTTGCCAACCATTACCAAAGTAAATTTTTGTTCCACTTCTGTACGCCAATATAAAGTTTCTTGTATTTGATGTGTCGAGTGCGTAAGAGCCATTGGCTACCTTGTTAATTGATAAAGATCCACTTGGAGCCGTTCCTTCATCTGGAAGTGTTATATAAATAACGTCGCCATCTGCGACTCCCGCCACCGACTGTGCATCTATTGTGTAATCGAAAGCCTGATTTGGAACCATAATATTTAGATTAGCACTCCAACGTAATGTCTCCACTCCCGCCTTTTCCCAATCAATTGTTCCACCATCTATCAGCATATAATTGGATCTTTCTAGCAGATCTAATGTTGATATTCCCTGTAAGTCCCACCAGTTTGGCGTTCCTTTCATTTCTTTTATAGAAGTTGTTACAGCAACATAGGCATCTTTTAAGGTTTGAATGGTTGTATCTGTTCCTCCGAACACCCAATCACCTTCGCTATGCCAAAACCACTCTCTGTTGTCTGTGATATCTGTGATAACTCCACCTAGAGTTGTCACTGTTGCCAGAAGGATTCTATTATTGTCTCCACTAGGAGCGATTGTATTGCTAACCAACCTTGCATCTAGCTTTCTACAAGTATCGGATATCTGAGAAAACTCCTCACCTTGCTGACTGTTTGCTATCGCATCCCAGATGGCCACTGTTTCTGAGGCCCCTGTGTTTTTAAAAATCTCAAGCTCAACATAGTTCACAGCATTATCGGCCAATGTTTTTGTAATTAAATCCGCTGCCGTCGATCTGTAAACTATGTTTTCTTCGCCTGTATATTCTGTGATAAATAATAATGAATCTGTTGAAATATTAATTCTAACATCTAAACCACCCGCATTTTCTACGGCCCAGTTTTTAATAATTCCATTTCCTGCGTTTATAAAATGTTTGTTATAAATTTGAAATTCATCTTCTATGTTGTCGAGCATCCTATCAAAGTGTGGTAAGTCAAATCTTTGGTCTGCTACAAGTCTCAATCTACGTCGCATATCATCTCCTTAACAGATAGGCTCTTTAATCACCCAACGTATAACTACGCCAGCCGCTACAATGCTCTCAACTATTTTTTGAGCTAAAATACGAGCCGCTTCAACACCGACAACATAAATAGCGTAATCCGACCCATCAATTCTCACATCGTTGGCCGGAACATTTATCAGGTTAACTGGCTCACCAATTTCGTGATCTTGAGTAAACGTGTAGACAGGATCTAACAACAGTGTGGTGTTATTAGGTCTACCTATATAGTGAACCAAACTCTCTTCGTTTGTTTTTGATAAATTAAAAATCAAGTATCCCTCTTCATTGGGCAGATCGGACGCTTCCTGCATGGTGAGAGTAGGTATGATACTCCCTGCGGTTATGGTCTGTCCTAACACGCCACGTCTTCCTCTGACACTAAAATTTCTTGTAGGGTCACTAATGTAACTACCATAATAATTTTTAACCAGACAGACGAATTTGTCTACAGTATTCAACACACTTAAATCGTCGCCAACTCCAAATTGCAAAGTTACACCTGTAGTCCCTGCGGTATTATCTAGGATTTTTAAACTTTTTAAGTTTTGACCCAGATAGCCATCTTCTAATTCTGATTCTTTTAAAATTTTTGTATCACCTTCAATATCTATTATGACTTCTTTTAATACGTTGTCTATGGAGACAATATTCCCACTATAGTTGTGAAAATGATGTGAACCTTTTAAGGTTCTTCGGAGTGCGGGAACAGCACTAGGTATCTGGACAACAATCTCGTTAGGATTGACTTCGACAACCTGCACAGTCGGATTATTGTCTCCAAAGAAAATCCCCAAAACCTCCTCCATAGTTGGTTTCATTTGTTTTGGGTGATAAGACAATGCAGGAATCAATCTACGATACAATGAGTCGGCCAAATTAAAAGCTGTAGGTCGGAAAACTCCTACATTTGAACCTAGTGCATCTAAATATTGAATTTGTGCTGTTAGAATGAATAGTTGTTCTTTTGTCATTTTCTATTGCTTGAAGGATATTGTCATCTTCACCAGACCATGCGTGGAGTATTCCTCTCACACCTGTGTTTGTCTCTGGCTTGTAAAGGCCAGGCAAAAACCTCTGCATCTTCTCTAGTTTACTCATATTATCCTACCGAAATATCATTTTCATTAACTCTCGCCTGTTGGTTGTCGGCCATTGCCAAGTTAGCTGTTGGTAATGCTACATCTACATCAAACACCCCCACAACCTCTTTCACAACCACTATGATATCCGAAACAACAACGTCCTCGCCAACACCTAGTTGATTAACATATCCGCTCACGGCTGACTTAATACCTGTCGTGATAGATGATAATGTTGTTCCTTCCTGTGGTGTTACGTCTAGTTGAATATCAATTGGAATAGTAACAGGCTCGGCTACTTCAACTTGTACCCCTGCCGCTCGTATTCCATCAAAAGCATCATCGTCGTCTTTCCCATCAACTGTCCATTGAACTTGTTGTGGAAGTCCTGTGTAGTATCTATAAGAATCGACACCTAATATTTTATCTGTATCGAACAATAATAGAGTGTTTCCTGCTCCACCAGACACCTGAATAGAAGCCTCTTCGCCAGCGGCCAAAGAAGCTATTTGTAATTTGTCTCCACTAATTTCTTTAGCAGATGCTCTCGTACTTAAAAGTGTTACCTTAGTGAAGCCCCACAAGGTGGCAACCTGTTTAGAAGTTTTCGGAATAATGTAATATTCATTAAGGCCAGGATCTCCACCCAAAGGAGCGTCTAACTGCAAGTTACCTGTCGAAGCGGTATAGGAGACAATTTCTCGTCTAGCACCAACCTCTGGCCCTGCCGTGATCTCAATGTCGAACCCAGCTATGTCATCATCAACTGTGAAAATAGTATTCAATGCCGAATCAAGAATGTTTGATACATCTGTAAATCCAGTAAGCGTTGACTTGTGATAAAGCGGAGCGTCGAACACGTTAGATAGGTTTCCATCTACTATAATAATCAAACTATCATCTGGTTGAAACGCGAATGGCCCACCCGCACCGCTTTCAATTGCCGGAACATGGGGTTCTAAACTAGAGAGTGTGTTAGTTGGGAATTGTAGTATTGCATTTGCTGTTCCACCAAAAATCAAACTTCCATTGTTGTATCTATTCGACAACACCTCGACAACTAATCCGTCGCTCGATGACGCTACAATGTTTGTAAAATTACTATTGATAGCTGTTGCAACCTCTGTGGCCAATGCGCTTCCAGTATCGAAAAAATCTCCTGCAACAAAAGTATATGATTGAAGTACTCCATCGACTGTTATCTCAAGTGCTGTACCAACCAATCCTCCATAATTTCCAGAAGCCCCTGTCACAGATTGCGCTCTTGTACTAAAAGTTCCTATCTCTAATTTGTCTCCAACCTGTAGTGGAGTTTCTAATTCGAGCTGTCCAATAAACCTGTTTAAAGTGTAATCTTTGTTTGCTCCGATAACTTCTGTTTCGGAAAAACCAAAAGACCTCGTTTGCTCCACAAACTCTTATTCTGTTTACCTGTGGGGCAGTTATAGCTAATGCTTGATTTCTTTGAAGTCTAAAAGCATAACCTGTTTTACCATCTACTGTGGTTATGGCCCAATCAAACGGAGCTGGAAAGAATATATGTCCATCCTGTGTAAATCCAACCGTGGTATCGAGAAATCCTATTTCAATCCACGAAGTTCCGTTCCAGTATTCTAGGGCCAAGTCCAAGTTAGCAGAGGCAACTCCTGTCATCTTAACAAATAGTGATCCTGTTTTAATTGTATCGTGGAAAAAATAAGCGTAGTCCAAATTGGTTGCAAACATTTCAGTATCTACACCCGCGCTCTGAATGTCAGCCTTTCTATCTATGTTGACACCAGCTTCTTCGTTCAATATATCTGTGAAATTTTCGATAATCCTGATTTCAGAAGACAGCGATCTTTGTGTTAAGGAGACAAAACGAAACTTGTTCCCGTTGGATGAACTCTGCACTGTAAGTCCAGAAACTCTCGCCTCTATAAATGGAACCAACTCATCGACTGTTACTGAATTTGGATTTACAAAATCAACTGTCGGGTTAAACCTAATATGTTGTAAATTTTCATACTTTCCGTCTATAGCTAAAGTCAGATGAATAAAATCCGTTCCAAGATCATACCCTTCTGTATTTCCAGCTTCGATAGTTGCCGTCCTTCCGTCTTTTGAGAGTAAGGAGACAACATTATCCCGTGTTAGATAGACGCTTGAAGTGAACTTCGTGTCTGTGGGAAATGCCAGAATCGTATTTGCCGTTCCTCCTGTTACTCTGATTTCTTCGTCAGAGTTAGACCTAGAGAAAACGCGAACTTGCGTCCCATTTGACGACACTCTTGATTCAAAGAATGATGCCGAGGCGTTTATCTTAGCCAAGACCTCTTGGGCTGTTGCTTCGCCTGGGGTCTCGAAATCTGTGGAGACAAAAATTACTGTCTCCACCTCTCCACCAACATCTACAAATAGCTGCTCGCCGCCAACCAAATTAAACGGCTCCGTATTTTGTGTTTCAACAAACGCTTTCACCATCGGAGTGTTACCTACTTTCAGGAACTTCTCTCCACCTGTGGCACTTGTAAGAATTGTCTCCACACCGGCATGGCTAAAGTCAAATATAGTACCACTTCCGTCGTCGATATAGAGCTTAACAACGTCTGCCGGAATTGTTGGTTCAACCAAACTTGAGGAGACAACTCTTTTGTTGTCCTCTGAGGAGACAAGACCGTTAATTCCTGTTGTGATTGATGTTTTCGTACCACGACTAAGCGATTGAATATGATCTTTAATTCTATCCCGTAACTCTTGATCTGTTTCCACATCAAGACCATTCGTAATCTTGCCTGGATTTCTCACACTAGCTGTTGGGAAAGGAGCAGAATCAAATTCCTGAATAGCACCTATTGGAGCGTTTGCATCTGCTCCCGCTGTACTTGCTGTGATTCTTACATCTGTTACTTCGCTCTCTCCATCTAGGATTGTATAGTTCTCATCTATTGTGAACTCAACCCTTTCAGAAATATCCGACTCTGGAATATAAACAACTATTCCCGCCGGAACCGATCTGTTTCCACCTTGAGACATAATGATTGTCTCGTCTGTTCCGTGGTCGTTAGCTAAGCCAGCTCCTAAATTAAATCTTACATAATTTGTAAACTGATCAATAGAAGTGTAGGCCACTGTTTCAGCATTTGCGGTATCTCTACCAATAACAATATCTCCTGCGGCTGAAAAGCCTGTCGCCTCATCTCCGTAAATAAATGTTTGATCTTTTATAGCTCCGGCCAAACCAGAATATGTTCCTGTTTCTACTTTTGTGACCGCCGTGTCTGACACCGTAACTACACTTGTGGCCTGTTGTGCTGTTAGTCTATCCCCAACTGATTCTTGCGCTCTCGCATCTAGGTCGTCACCAGAAGTAGTATCTAAAGAATAGCCTCTGATAATTTCCAACATTTGAAAATACTGTTCGTCATCCTCTGTTGCTGCGGCTTCTAACAGTGTAGTAAATACTGATCCAAAGTTGACATCTGTAAGTGGAGTAGCAGAGATAAGTCTAGCTACCATCCCACCCATAATCTCTGGAAAAACTCTAGGTTCAAAAAGTGACATATCAATCTACTCCTAAGTGGTCAACGGTAAAGGTATTGGCTGATCTACGTCCTTAACCTTTAACACCATCTTTATATTTGTTACATTTCCATCTTGTTCTATTTCAGAAAATGGAACTGATTCAATTCTTGGATCTGAGGCTATCGAGGATTCAACATTTTTTCTCTCATTCTCTACGTTTGTCGCCTTTTCTCCAACTCCTAAATTTGTTCCTATTGATGGATGCCTTTTAAGACTACCCTTCCTATAAAAAAGTTTTAAATATATAGCTTGTGACAAATTATCAAAACCACCAACCAAGTCAGCATCTCCGATATTAGCTATCGCTATATCATTATCTTTTGTAAGTGCTATATCTACACCCATATTTTTTTCAAACTCCTGTAGTTGTTTTGTGATGTTATACTCTTTCCCTCTAGCTACAACAACATTTCCTCTTCCTTTTTGTGGAATAATAATTTTGTCGCCTGGTGCCTTAACTCTACCACCGCTCGCCGCCACTACCNCTGTGTCAGTAGAAATATATGGTGGTTTCAAATTGTTCACAACGACAATTTCTCTAAACATATCTGGATCACTTAATTCTCTAGCGGCCAATGTTTGAATGGTATCGGAACCATCAATCGTTACCTCTTTTGTAGCTGGACTCTGTTTCATGGAAACTTTTTTATTTCCCCTTGAATCAGTATAAGTATCCTCTACCCGAACATATTCGTTGTTTGAATCTTCTTGAAATAATTTATTATCTTGAAGAAGAAGAGACATGGCTGTCTTTGACTTTTGTATGGAATTTAAGACCTGTAGTTCTTCGTATGTGCTTACACGCCCCTCTTTCCCTCTAATCGTTGGAGTTCTACCAAGTGTTTCGTTGTAGGCGGTATTGTCTCTACCTAATGCATCGTTTAAATCATTTTCTAAGGTTTCAAGTTTACCCTTCAACCCTTCAATAAAACCCCTAGTTACTCTATCGAGAACCTTGTATGCACCTATAGCTTTAGCTAAAAGTTTTAATGGAGACAAAATTGCTGAAATAAAATCCCTCATAACACCACGAATAAAATCTGCGGCATTTTCCATAATCAAAATCGCATCATCTAATAGATTATTAGCTGTCTCTAAAAAATCAAAAGCCTTATCAAGCCAGTGACCTATTTGAAAACTTCTGTCTTCACGACCTATTGCCTTCATTTCAATCGTATAGTGATAGCTTAAAGATTTCGCAGACGTTCTTTTAAGTTTAAATTTTGTAGGCTCAACTAAAAGATATTCTCTATCCTTTAGGTTTCTAAATGCCATTACTATCCCAGCACCATAACCAATAGTTGGCCTTCTTTTCTCTTCTGCGTAAGCACGAAAATAATTTCTTAATTCGTGAAACTCCATATAACCAGAATGTCCACCAGCTAAGACAGGTCTTCCGTTTGTAAAAACCCCACCTTGAGTTCTAAAGGGTGAGACACCTGTTGTTCCACTAATCGTTATATCTTTTAGTAGAGAACCTTGATGTTCTACTAAAACACCACCAAATGTGGGAGTGATTTCAACTGCAAATATTTCATCTTGAGATAATTCTTGCGGATTTATTTGTAACTTTAATGCATCCCACCCATAAAAAGGTACTGTATGACCATCATAGGTTACCTCCATTACTTGAAATTCATAGCCTCTGGATTTTTTCCAATCACCGGAGTTCTCTTTAACCTTGTTTATTACGTCGTCAGTCCAAGTTCTAGTTGGATATTTTGCTAAACTATCTAAACCAACCAAGGATTTAATACCACCCACTGCACCTTCGATCTGATTCTTAATATCAGATATTGGGTTATTGCTTCCAACATTTAATGCCATATTATATCTCTTTTACCAATCTGGCCCTATCGGCCACGCTATAGTCTGTCGAAACAGTCAAACCTAATTCTATGTTCGTACCGATAATATCTATTATCGTTGTGGTTAATACTGCTTGTCCATCTGCAATTATTTTTACCGTATTGCCTATAGACAAACTTGTTGCATCTGCTATGGAGACAATACTACTTCCATCTCCATCACTAGAAAACACTTTTACTAAAAAATTATTCTCATGTTCGCTATTTTTTGTTGTTGTTTGACCAATTTGTTGACCGAATACATCTTCCGCCACACCCATACCGTAGTAACTTGATAGACTTCCACCGGCCACGTTGATGCGTAGGTCAATCCAATTAAATAAATTAAAATATTCTCCACTTCCAGAAAAAGTTCCATCTGCCGCTTGGGCGACAGATCCCAGCCCTATTCCAACTTCTGTGATGCGATTTGTTATCTGAGTTCCTCTGTTGGTTAAAGGAGTCGCAATAATTAATAATGCGGTGTCTCCAAACCTTCCTACGCCACCACCAGTGTCGGGAGATGCTTGCCAACTATCAATAGAGGTTTTAGCACCACCCACGTCTGTTATAGCTTGGTTTATTTCTGTCTCATTAGCTGAGTCGTCGTTTAAATTTAAAGCTGTAAGCTGGCCATCTAAGGCTGTCTCCCAATCTGCAACTCTAGCGTCCATCTCATCTTTAAAATATTGTAAAACCTCTGGTGAATAACTAGAACCAGAACTCTCGCGTTCGCTATTTGTAAAAGCTGGTCGATAATTTCTAACTCTCGCTCCAGTTCCAATTGAAATATTTCCGGCAATATGGGTTACTGTTAAACTTGGAGATGTTGGAGTCCAAACCCCGCTATCGGCTTCGCAAGCAATCTGCGTTGTTTTCACAGGATTATTTTCGCCAGTACAAA